TTACAAGCGTATTTCCGTTCCATCCTTAAATATCACTCGAATATCATTTTTACTGTAAACCGTAATGTAATCGACCAGGCTGCACCACAGCCGTTTATCAAATTCTTCTATCAGGTTCTGGCCCTTAAGATTATCAATGAAGATTCCCAATTGCTCATTTCGCGACCGATTGTCTTTTATTCTTGCAGTAACCGTTTCGTATTGTTCCTTTGTCCGGTCATATCGGCTGACGAGACTGTTGTAGCGTTCCTGATATTCCATCTGGTCTTGGGAAACCCGTGCATTTTCAGCAATACAATTTTCTGTCATATCTGTAAGTGTTATCAGGTCCTGATTCAGCCGATCCTGCTCGCTTTCAAGATTTGCCGTATCACACAGTTGTTCCCGTATTAGTTGTATATTGGAAATGATTTCATTCTTATTCCCCATCAATTTATTCACGGCTTTAACAAAAACAGCTTTGATATCTTCTTCGGTAAGGTGCGGCGTTTTGCAATGATGCTTGAATTTATCATTGCAGCGGTAGATAGTCCTGCGGTATTTATCGTTGGAATGCCAAACTTTGGCTCCATACCAGCTGCCGCAGTCACCACATTTTATCTTCGATGAAAAAATACTAATCCCGCTATGTCGTTTGCCACCACGCCCACGTTTTTGTATCTCTTCCTGTGTCCAATCAAATACCTGCGGACTGATAATGGCTTCATGATCATTTTCCACATAGTACTGTGGCACCTCGCCCTGATTTGCTTTTGTTTTCTTGGTCAGGAAATCCACCGTATAGCGTTTTTGGAGAAGCGCATCGCCTTTATACTTCTCATTCGTAAGAATACTTCTGACAGTGCTTGGACTCCATACATCACACCCTGCCGGAGTTTTAATACTCCGTTCCGTCAAATCACTGGCAATGGAATGAAATGTATAGCCGCTAAGATACAGCCTGTAAATCAGCTTCACAATTTTTGCCTGCTCCCTGTTGACGACCAGATTGCCGTCCGGCCCTTTGTCATACCCAAGGAACTGCTTAAACGGTACGCTGACCTTACCATCGGCAAAACGTTTTCGTTGGCCCCATGTCGTGTTCTCGGAAATGCTCCGGCTTTCTTCCTGCGCAAGCGAGGACATGATGGTGATGAGCAGTTCGCCCTTGGCATCAAGCGTCCAGATATTTTCCTTCTCGAAATAAACCTCAATTCCTTTATCCTTAAGCTTTCGCACCGTTGTCAAACTATCCACGGTATTTCTGGCAAACCGGCTGACGGATTTTGTGATAATAAGGTCAATCTTATTATCTAGGGCATCCTTTACCATTGTATTAAACCCATCACGGTGCCGGGTATTGGTTGCCGAGATTCCTTCATCCGTGTATATATCAACAAACTCCCAGTCATGCCTGCCCTTGATATACGAGGTGTAATAATCAACCTGTGCCTCATAGCTTGTTACCTGATCCTCATGGTCTGTCGATACACGGGCATAACCGGCCACTCTCCGCTTCCTGTGGCTATTGATGGGTTCTGCCGTGTAGCGGCTGATGACTGCCGGAATGGTATGTACTCTTCGCGCTTTCACTATAGTTCCCCCCTTTCCTTCATGTATTCAGCAATTTCCCGTTTTAACCGGTGGCCAACTGCAGCTTGTTCTCCTGCCATCGGTAAAACAAAAAGTCAGTTCATCAGTTTTTCCAGTTTCAATATGATCTATCTGTTTTCGGAATGCGGCATCATCAAATGCTGGCAGTCCGAGTACCGTTGCTGTGATCTGCTTCAATGGTTCTTCCCGTATACCCGGAACCTTGCAGGATTTCCCAGAAAGCTTGCATCGCCAGTAAGCAACTTTCCCGTTTTTCCGCTTATCCAGACAGCGTTTGAAGCAGATGTTACATTGCACACATAGAATCCGGTCTGTAAAAACAGAATACCGTTCCGATTTACCACTCATCCGGTACTGCTTCGTCCATGCCTGCTGTCTGTCCTTGAGTTCTTTCGTCCAGCATTCCCTGCTTGCAGTTGATACCCAGTGCCGGACAATTCTCCTGTCATCTTTCATGTTAAATACAATAACATGATATTCCGGCACAATAATCGTATCGACTTTTTCAAGAAATATGTTTTCATCAAAGACTTGCAATCCAAGGACAGCCGCGCATTCCCGTTCCAGCACGATTTGCGGGATAGTTCCTTTTGCACCACAGTTTTTTCCCTTATATTTATGGGATGTGCATCCCCAGTACCCGATATGCCGCCCTTTATATTTCCGTTTGCTACTGACGTAACTTCTTCCACAAATTTCACATTTGATTTTTCCCGTAAAGCATGTCGTATGTAGTGACTTATTGGCAAATGCCCCTAATTTGCACCGGCGCGCCATTTCCTTCTGTATATAATCGAACGTTTTCTTATCAATAATGGCTTCATGAGTATTTTCGACAAAATACTTTGTTCTCTCGCCACGGTTTTTCCGTTCTTTTTTGGTAATAGGATCTTCTATATATGTTTTCTGAAGCAGGAGATTCCCGGTATATGTAATATTGGTAAGTACCTGCTTGATGCTGGGATCACCCCAGTTATTACCATGCCTGGTTTTGATGCCCTTCGCCGCAAGCTCTCGTCTTGTCTCAACCCGTGATTTCCCGTCAAGAAAATTTTGGTATATTCGCTTTACAACAGCTGCTTCCTCAGGAACAATTACGAGTTTATCCCCTTCCCATCGATAGCCATATATGAAGAACTTCGCAGACGGCATGCCCTGTTGAAACCGTTTCTTCACCCGCCATTTGATATTCTCGCTAATGGACCGGCTTTCTTCCTGGGCAAATGATGCCAGAATGGTCAGCATCAGCTCACCTTCGCCGCTTAATGTATGGATATTTTCCTTTTCAAACCATACTTCGACGCCGATATCCTTTAGATGACGTACCGTGTTCAAAAGATCGACTGTATTTCTGGCAAACCGCTGAATGGCTTTTGTAAGGATGATATCGATTTTTCCTGCTTCTGCAACAGCAATCATTTTGTTGAATGCATCCCGCTTCGCCATTCCTGTACCGGAAATGCCATAGTCCGCATAGACACCGGCATATTCCCATTCAGGATTCTTTTGGATAAGGCCGCTGTAATAACTGACCTGTGCCGAAAGTGAATGCTGCATCCGTTCCGATTCCACGGAAACACGGGCATAGGCTGCTACTTTCTTTTGTTTTTTGAACGGCGATACCTGATGCTCGACTTTGAGGATTGTTTTTCGCATAGAATTCACTCCTTTCCAACACTATATATCACTCTGTTTGATACAATTATCAAGTGTATAAAGAGCCGGAAAAAGGATGATATTTTTCGAGCATCTGGTGCTCTGCCATGTGATATTCGCTCTCCGTGATAAGTTTTTCATCACGCATCGACTGTATCAGATGCAATGTCATCAGGAACAGCGCTTCATTTTGAAAGGTTTTCTTATCCATGACGACCACCGCCGAAACGGTATTCAATATAACAGGCATGGCAGCAGAACTTCCGTTGACTGTTCCCGTAGGTCTTAAATACTTTACCGCAGTTCTGGCAGGTAAAGGTATAGACCGCCTTTCGCTTCACCAAGTCAAGATGCCTGTTCCACCATTTGTTTCTGCAACTATCCGAACAGAAGCGTTTTTGCTTTCGTCCCGGGACCTGTTCTATCTGCTTGCCGCAGCATTCACACACTGATTTTCCACCAGTGGAAATTACCAGATTGCTCCGGCGGCAGAATGACTTGACTGTATTGACCGAAATGCCTATTTGCTGTGCTATTTTCCCGTATCCCAGACCGTCTCGGCGTAAAACGATAATCTGCCTTTTCTCATCGTCCGTCATATTGGACACCTCCTAATCGTTACGAGGTAATTGCCTCTATAAGTAAAAGGACAGATAGATATCAATTAAGAACCCAAGACATAAAAAAAGGACCTGCCAGAGTGATGAGACTCCAGCAGATCCAAGGTATATATTCTTATTTTCGCAGCTGCTTCAATGTTTCCTGCAGCCGGTTCGGTATGGGTAGTCCCACCCGTGCGACATTTTCCACAATAGAAAGTCCTTCATTGGACAGGTAGAACAAGATGGTGGCAGTCCGTAAGGCACTGCCGGAACCCAGTATCGTCACATCCAGCGTATGAGCCATACCGACAAGTACAAAAAGAAGCACCTTCCGGCAGATGCCCATAAAGCCGATCTCGCTGGATAGCTGCCGTTCCCTGCAGGCACACAACACACCTGTAACATAATCTAAGCAGACAAACGTCAGCAGGGCATAGAGCAGATTGTCAAAACCGCCGATGAACCAACCCAGCCAGGCACCGACTGCCGCACACCCGATTCGTATTTCATTCCAGGTCATTCTCATCACCCCGCTAGGGTAGCCTTGATTTCCAGATACTGGTCTCCGTATTTTACATTATCAATAAACTGGATGTTGTATTTCTGTCCACGGAACTTGATGAACCATTTTTCCGAAATATCCGAGCGGTACCGGATGACAAACGATACATCCTTTTCCAGATGGACGGCTGCGGCGAAAAAATACTCCCCGCCGTGGATATTGGTCACTTTGGCCCATGTGCTGCCTTTGCTGACCAGAGTGGTGTCATAACCGCCCTGGCCATCAGAGACATCCTCTTCCACTACAAACTCGATTCGCTGCTTCATTTCCCCGATATCCATCAGAACACCTCATCCCGGTAGGAAAACAGCATGGCCCGCATGAGCTTGATCATGGCATCGAAGTCCGCCGTATCCCGGTTCTCATACAAATAGGCCACGCCATACAGGATGGCCGTCTTGATGTCCTCCGGCAGCGTCGTGTAGTCGCTTAACGGATGTCGCAGTACATTTTCCACCGTCGTCGTGGAGGACTGGATCAAATTGTCGATCAAAGCATCCTCCACATCATTATCAATACGCAGGTATAATTTGGCTTCATCCCGTGTTACTGCCATGCTGCCACCTTCCTTCTATTATTTACTGGCCTGCTTGAGCGTCTTGATGGCTTCCGGCAGAACGATCTTGGCATCGACACGCTGGGAGCCGAGAAAGCCGACCTGCCCGGTAACCGCGTATAATTCGTTCAAACGCTTAAAAGTGCGGCCCTGCCGGTCGGCAATCCAGTAGTAAGAAAAGTCACCGAACAGCACCGTCTTGGCATCGGCTGCCATCTGCGGCATATACCGGCTGGTAACGACCGGGCAGTTCAGGATCTTATCCGGCACATCGGCACTGACGGAAGGCTGCCAGATGTACTGTCCCTGTGTATCCTTCAGCTTCCGGATGGCCTTGACGGTGCTTTCATGCAGCAGCAATGTAGCCGACTTACGGTACGGTTCGCGGAGCGAATAGTACAACTCGATCAAATCGTCGAAGGTAATAGCCGTAGCGGATGCAGCAGTCGAGCCATCCGAAGCACCGGCGGCATCGACAAGGATGCCGGACGGACGATCCGTTCCGGTGCCGGTGAGAAAGGCTTCTTCCTCGGCATTGCCCAGCCTGCGGGCGAACTCCTGCGCCATATATCCTTCCAGGTCGAAGGCGGAATCGTTCAATAGTTCCTCGGACACCTTGACGAGCGTACCCAGTTTATGCGCCCCGATGGACACCTGACCAAATGTAGTGTTGCTTTCGGTGTAGGCTGCTTCTTCATCCGTCCATGCAGCAGTTCCCTCACTGGCAACGACCGGAATCTTATGGTCGCCGCTGGCGGTCTGGATCACATGGGACAGGGAGCGCAGCACATTTTCCTCAGCCAGCATCTGGATCAGCGTCCGTTCAAATTCGTCCGGTACGAGGTAGCCGCCCTGGGGATCGGCCCCTTCCTTTAAGGTGTTGCGGATTTCCGGACGGGACTTGCCGCGCATGCTGTCCCAAAAGGCGGGTGCATAGGCATCACTGAATCGGCCATGCTTAGTTACATCCTGCTTTGCAGGCTGGTTAACGATAGCACTCGATGTCGGCTTGCTTAATTCAAGATCAATGGCAGCCTGCGTCTTCAGCCTGTCGATTTCCTTGCCCAGCGCCACGACATCGGCTTCCATCTTGTCATAGGTGGCAGCATCCTCGGTGGAAAGCATGTCACCGGCTGTCTGTTTTTCATCCAGGAATGCTTTTGCCTGCTCCCAGATGTTGGCGCGTTTTTCCTGCAGTTCTAATAATTTACTCATGTTGGTACCTCCATTTAATGTGTTAAGAGCGACAGCCGCTGCTGCAGCGACGTTACAGATATATGTGATTCTGTTTTTATCCTTGATTTCTTGGCGATGGCCTTGTTCAATAATGCATTGGTGACCTGCCGCCGGGAAAAAGAATAACTTCCCATACTTGCGGCATCATGCATCTGTTTACTATCGCTATCTGTTAAGATGCTGTCGGCAAAGCCAAGCTCGATCGCTTTTCCCGCATTCATCCATGTTTCGGCATCCATCAGATGGGATAGTTGGGTGCGGGAAAGTCCGGTCTTTAATTCATACGCATTGATAATGGATTCCTTGACTTCGGACAGCATAGCGATGGCCCGTTCCATTTCATCGGTATCGCCCATGGCGATCGTGAACGGATTGTGGATCATCATCAGTGCAGTCGGCGCCATATTGACGCTCGTGCCTGCCATGGCAATCACGGAGGCAGCCGAAGCCGCAATCCCGTCAATGTTGACGTGGACCTGTCCGGCATAATCCATCAGCATGGCATAGATCTGGCTGGCCGCTACACAGTCGCCGCCGGGCGAGTTCAGCCACAAGGTGACATTGCCCTTCCCAGATGCCAGCTCATTTTTAAACAGCTTCGGCGTTATCTCGTCGTCAAACCAGCTTTCCTCGGCAATGGTCCCGTCAATGGTAAGAATGCGTCCGGTATCATCATCGGTATTCCAGTTCCAGAATTTCTTCATTGGTTTTTTCCCTCGCTTTCGGTATAAAATTTTCCAGCCTGATCCAGCGGCAGCATATTACCGTTGACCAGATACGTATCACCGCCCTGCTCGGCAGGAATGCGGTTCATATCCTCAAGCTCCCGGATGTCATTGGCGGAGAGCCAGCCGTTCTGCCTGCCGATGGCATACCCGTTCATGCGGCTCTGATAGTCGCCGCGCAGCAGGCCGTCCACATTAAATCGTGTAAAGACCTGCGAGCGCTCCGACGGCAGTACCAACTGCTGGTTCATGGCCTGCTCCCAGCGGACGCACCAGGGATTCAAGGTATATTTGACAAATTCCAGCGACTGCTGCTCGATATTGGAGAAGGTGGATTTCTCCAGATCACCGACCATATGCGGTGGCACCCGGAAGATACGGGCGATCTCGTCGATCTGGAACTTTCGTGTTTCAAGAAACTGCGCCTGATCCGGCGGAATGGAGAGTTGCTGGAAGGTCATGCCTTCCTCCAGTACGGCCACATTATGCCGGTTCGTGCCGGAAAATTGGGCATGCCAGCTTTCCCGCAGCTTGACCGGATCCTTCACGATGCCCGGATGCTCCAAAATGCCACCCGGTGTAGCACCGTTGGCAAAGAATAACGCGCCGTACTGCTCGGCTGCCAGCGACATGCCGATGGCATTCTTGGCCATAGCGATCGGACTGTAACCGATGAGTCCGTCAAACCCAAGTCCCGGAACGTGCAGCACCTCGTCCTGCGATAAGACAATCTGCTGGCAGCGGTTATCTGCACCGAACTCGTCCGAGTCCTTGGAGTAGGTGTAGATAAGCTGACCGTTTGCGGCCCGGCTGACATCCATCTTGCTGGGAAGCAGTGGGTACAGTGCAATCGGCTGCCCGGTGCCGTTCCGGATGATCTGTGCATAGGCATTGCCCCACAACAGCAGATGGCTCATGAGCGTTTCCCGGAAGATGAAACTCGTCATCTCCGGATTAGGGGCATCATGGAGCAGACTGTATAACGGATGATTGATGGCCTTTTCCTTGCCGCCATCCGGTGTATACCGGTACAGATTAAGCGGCAGTCCGGCGATAGCCTCGGACAGCACCCGGACGCAGGCATAGACCGCCGTTGTCTGCATGGCGGTCCGTTCGGTCACCACATTGCCGGAAGATGTCGGACCGAACAGGAACGTAAAGGCCGTAGACAGGTAGTTTTTCGGCTTGTCGCGTGAACGAAAGAGTTTATTGAAAAAAAACATCGTATCGTACTCCCTTTTAAAATGTGATATTATATTAAAGTAGGTTGATTCAATCTCGAAAGGAAATGAATCCAAATGTGTCTGAAAATTTTTTTAGTATAATTGCTATATGTTTCATAGGTTATACAGGAATATATTGCTATAATAATGAATGGTCATATTATTTTTTTGATATTTTAGTAAAAACCATTAGTGGCATAGGTACAATCATTGCGGGAATATTTATATATGTTAAATGGCAAGATGAAAAAACAAGGTCATTATATGAAAAAAGTTTGAGGGAAGTTTACACCCCCTTAATTAGTGAATTGATAAAGCAAGAAGAATATCGACAAGTTTTATTTCCAAATTTAACAGTTAAAGAAGCACCTATATTATCAATCAAAATAACTCGAGTCCATCAACAATTTAATTTTTCTGCGGACGGTGTAAGCGTCAAAGAAAACAAAGAAGAACATCCTGGTATACTAGACAGAAAAAACTTTTTAGACAGCTTAAAAAAAGACTCATATGGTTTAGCATCCCCTGCCCTTCTAAGTTGCATCAATAAATATGAAATCTTATTAAAAAAATATGAAATCTTATTAAAATTGCAGGATGATGCAACTAAAACCATTTTAGAAACTTATCCAGAATTCGAATCTGATAAGGAAACATATGATAAAGCTATACAAACTGATGAAGGGAAAAAACTAGCAAAAATATCTCATAGCCGATATGAAGTGGAATTAAAATTAATTCAAGAAATAGCCAATGGATATAATAATTGTGTGAAAAAGCTTGGTATGTATAATGATATGATACAAATATCAGTGGATCAGTAAAAACAAGTTAAAGCATTTGAGTTGCCCCCTAAGTTAAATCTAATTTATGGGGGTTGTTTTTATATCAGTAAAATTCCACGATTATCATATACGCTTTCGCTGTTGTCGTTGCCGCAGCGAATGGCACGGTCCAGTGCCATAACTGTAGCCACAACACCGTCAATCTTTTCGGTGGATTTCTCCTTGTCCGGCTTGATATTGCCTGCCGGATCAGATTTGATGAAGATGTTGTCCATCATCCAACGCAGTACCGGCTGGCCGCCGTGGGCGATCTTCTTTTCCAGCGTCAGCTTCATCAACTCTTTGGTGGGTGGACTCATATCCTTGAACCCCTGCCCAAACGGTACGACGGTAAATCCCATACCCTCGAGGTTCTGCACCATCTGCACCGCACCCCAGCGGTCGAAAGCGATCTCGCGAATGTTGTACTGCTCACCCATGGTTTCGATAAACTTTTCGATGTAGCCGTAATGAACGACGTTTCCTTCCGTCGTGTGCAGGAATCCCTGCTTCTGCCATACGTCATAAGGAACATGATCCCGCCGGACGCGAAGGGATACGTTTTCTTCCGGTATCCAGAAGTAGGGAAGCACGACATAGTTGTCTGCTTCATCCTGCGGCGGAAATACCAGCACAAAGGCCGTAATATCCGTCGTGGAGGATAAGTCCAAGCCGCCATAGCAGACGCGTCCTTTTAATTTTTTCGGCTGCACGGGAAACGCGCAGGCATCCCACTTTTCCATCGGCATCCAGCGGATCGCCTGCTTGACCCATTGGTTCAGACGCAATTGTCTAAACGCGTTCTCCTCGGCAGGATTTTGTCTGGCAGATTCACAGGCCGCCTTGACCTTGTCCATGCCGACTGTAATGCCGAGCGAGGGATTGGCCTTCTTCCACACCTTGACATCTGTCCAGTCGTCGGTATCCTTGGCCCCGTATATCACCGGATAGAAGGTGGCGTCAATCTTCCGTCCTGCGATAATATCCAGCGCCTTCTGGTGTGTTTCATAGCAGATGGAATGAGTGTCCGTTCCGGCAGTCGTAATCAGAAAGTACAACGGCTGCGTCCGGGCATCGCCGGATCCTTTTGTCATGACATCAAACAGCTTCCGGTTCGGCTGCGTGTGCAGCTCGTCGAAGATTACGCCGCTTACGTTAAAGCCATGCTTGCTATAGGCATCGGCAGAGAGCACCTGGTAAAAGCTGTGTGTGGGAAGGTAGATGATCCGCTTCTGCGAAGCAAGGAGTTTCACCCGTTTGGATAAGGCCGGACACATCCGCACCATATCCGCTGCCACTTCAAAGACAATGGATGCCTGCTGGCGGTCGGCGGCACAGCCATACACTTCGGCACGTTGCTCCCCGTCACCGCAGCATAAAAGCAAGGCTACCGCTGCCGCCAGTTCCGACTTGCCCTGCTTCTTGGGAATCTCGATGTAGGCGGTATTGAACTGCCGGTAGCCGTTCAGCTTTAAGATGCCGAACACATCACGGATAATCTGCTCCTGCCAGTCGATCAGCTCGAACGGCTTCCCGGCCCAGGTTCCCTTGGTGTGACAGAGACATTCGATAAAGGACACGGCGTAGTCTGCCATGGTCTTGTTGTATTTGGAATCTTTGGCCCTGAACTTCGTAGATCGATAGCGTTTCAACTTCCGCAAGCAGCGTCACCTCCTTTGCGGCAACAAAAAAGACCGCCGAAGTGGGCAGTCTTGATATACATATGATATGTGTGATTATTTCTTTCTGATTGTACGGCAGCGGTCTATGCCGTACAGCAGGTTCAACGTGCTGCCGTTGTCCCAATGCACCAATATGCTGCCGGTGTCATCCACACCGACAACCGTTCCCTTTGTACCGATCGGCGGAGCCTGGGCGTCATCCATTTGCACCAGTACAATCCGCGTCCCGTCAGGATATGCGCTGCGCAGTTGCTCCAATTGTTCCTTATTCGGATATCTCATCATGATGTTCTTCCTTTCTGCCGTTTTTAAAGGCCGAGGAACCGGAAAGGTGCTGCAGGAGCAGCTTCCGTTCGTCCTTGTATTCCGTACCGATAAAGCCAAGCCGCAGCAGGAAGCAGCGGAAGTCGTATTTCTCGTTGATGGATGGGTGTTCCGTTGCCAGCACCCGTTTCTGCTTCTTTGCCAGATGGCAGAGCGCCGTAATGAAATGGGTGTAGGCTTTGACCGTATCGGCATCCAGGCAGCCGGTGAACCAAGGGAATAACACTTTATCTCCCGTTACCTGCATGCGCAGCACATCGATTTGAAAAACTTTTAGCATAAGATTGCTCTTGGCCTGGATCAGTTTCTTTAGGTTTTCCAGTGCCGTATCGGTGAAGAAGGAGCGCGGCATGGCAATCACCAAGTCGTCTATATTCTCCTGCTTAGACGCCGAATCGTCAGGTTCTTTCACTATTGGTTCGGCTGGTTCTGCATGGAATCCCATGCTGTCGAGTTTTTCAAGCAAATCCTCGATTTCCTTTCTGTCAATCATGTCATCAAAATTAAGATTGCCGTCGCGGTCGACTGTAAAACAGCCAATCTCGTATGCATAGCTTGGAATCCCCTTATACACTTTAGCGGCTCCGGTAATGGTGCTGATGGCATCGGCCAGTTCCTTGCGTGTTTTTCCTTGTGCATGGTACATGATCTTCATGGTATCAAACCCCTTTCGTTTTTTATCATGTACATATATCACTCTAACCGGCAACTATAGCAAGGGGTTTGTACCATAAATTACACGTACTATTCTTGTACTGTCGCCATTTTGCCGAGCAGCTTTCCGGTCAGCCACAGGCCGCCATCAATCAGCGTCGGCAGAAAGCATTGGTCGCGGAACTTGTTCCAACCGGTTTCCTTGTCAGCGGATGCCTGCAACGCAGCGGTGTAGGCATCCGCTACTTCCTTGGCTGCCGGAAGCACCGTCGTATTCAGCCAGGAAATGGTGGCGTTCTTGACATCCTCCTGCACCGAGTCCAGAATGTGTTCCTTGAGTTCGTTTTTAATCGTTTCAATATCCATTTTTTCTATCTCCCTTCAAAATCTGTTATGCCGCGGGCAATGGCCCGGGCGAAATCATCCGCGTTATTCGTAAGCAGCGCGGCATCATCCTCGTTATCAATAAAAGCTGTTTCCACTAAGACAGCGGGCATCGTGGTGTCCTTCAATACGATCAGGTTGGGCCGTTCCTTTAGGCCGCGATCCACCGTACCGAGACTCTGTACAATCTGCGACTGAATGCAGGCGGCAAGCTGCGGAGACTGACCGCTGCCGTTGGCATAGATAAGCGTTTCCGTACCACGGGCGCAGCCGCTGTCGGCATTGCAGTGCAGACTGACGAATACATCTGCTGGCCATGCGTTTGCCGTATCCACCACGCAGGGCAGATCCGGTGTTTCCCCGGCCAAATTATCGCTTTGCAATAATTTTACCTCGCAGCCTGCTGTTTCCAAATATGTTTGGACGAGACTGCCAATCGTAGCAACCACATCACATTCCCGCAGTCCGGTGTCGGGATTCACAGCGCCGCTGTCCCGTTCCCGGTCATGCCCGGGGTTGATACATACACGCATTATGTTGCCTCCACTTCAGTATAGGTATAGGTCTTTCCATTCCGTGTCACGGTTACCTGCTCGCTTGAGCCGACCTGCTCGATATACCGTTTCACAATGACGTCGCAGAATTTTTCATCGAGCTCCACCATGTAGCAGCGTCGTTTCGTCTGTTCGCAGGCCAACAGCGTCGAACCGCTGCCGCCGAATGGATCCAGCACGGTGCAGCCGGTCATGCTGGAATTTAGGATGGGGTAGGCCAAAAGCGGTATTGGCTTCATGGTGGGATGGTCCGTATTCTTTTTTTGTTTATCAAACTCCCAGATAGTGGATTCCTTCCGTCCGGTGTACCATTCATGCTTTCCTTTCTTCTTCCAGCCGTACAGCACCGGTTCATGCTGCCATTGGTAAGGCGAGCGTCCCAGCACCAGCGACTGCTTCTTCCAGATGCAGCAGCCGGATAAATAAAAACCGGCATCCGAGAAGGCTTTCCTGAAGTTAAATCCTTCGGTGTCGGCGTGGAACACATAGATACTGGCATCCTCTGCCATGACAGTGTGCATGCAGGTAAAAGCGGCGAGCAGAAACTCATAGAATTTGTCATTCTGCAGATGGTCGTTCTTGATTTTTCCGGCCCGGCCTTCATAATTCACATTATATGGCGGGTCAGTGACCACCAGATTGACCGGTGTTCCCTGCAGTAATCGCTGGTATGTTTCCGGCTGGGTGCTGTCGCCGCAGAGCAATCGGTGCGTTCCCAACTGCCACACATCACCTGCCTTGGAAAATACCGGTTTCTTAAGTTCGGCATCCACATCAAAGTCATCCTCATGCACACCATCCTTTATATCGTCTTTGAACAGGTCATCCAGTTCCGCCGGATCAAAACCGGTAAGCGATACATCAAAGTCGCTGCCCTGCAGGTCGGTAATGAGCAGCGCTAATTTATCCGTATCCCAGTCGCCGCTGATTTTATTGAGGGCGATGTTTAAGGCTTTCTCCTTTTCGGTGTCCATGTCGATGACGATGCAGTCGATTTCCGAGATGCCCTCCTGCTGAAGTACCTTCAAGCGCTGGTGTCCGCCGACCACGTTGCCGGTGTGCTTGTTCCAAATGACAGGCTCGACGTAGCCGAACTCATCCAGCGAGCGTTTCAGTTTTTCGTACTCCGGATCTCCCGGCTGCAAATCCTTTCGTGGATTATAGGCTGCCGGGATGAGGTCTTGTATGTTCTTTTTGATCAATTCCATGGTTATTTCCCTTTCCGCGCCTGCAGCAGGTGCTCCATCATCGTATCCTGCGGACTTCCCACAAACGCTGTGGTACAGTTTTGCTTGACGATATCGAAAATCTCATACCAGAGCAGGTTCGCCTGCTTCTGGAACGACTGGCTCATCTGCACAAATGGACTGGTAATCGCACCACCGGTCGTGGGATGCTTGCCGAGCAGTCCATAGGTGCTGATAGCTTCCTCGCACTGGATATACCGGGAAAACGCCTGGGCATAGGCTTCCAGCAGCCGGGGATTGACGAGCCGTTCGCAGCCGCGGTCCTTCAGCCATTGCCAGGTCTGGCGGAACAAATCGTCGGCACCAAGCGGCTTGCCGTCCCGCTGCCGGGCAGACAAATAGTCGCTGGGATTCGGCATGTCCTCGCCGGTAAGATCTGCGGCATCGTTTAACTCGGCACCTTCTAACGTAGGCGTCGGCAGGTCGATAATGGTGGCTGCTTTTCCCTTGGCGATTTTATCGGCCAGCGCCTCCGGCTTGTCCCCGGCGCGGATCCGTCTGCCGCCGCGATTGGTTCCGTCCTTGGCCATGGCTGTTCAACTCCTCTCCCATGCGGTAAATCCCCCGTTTGAACCGCAATTTTTGTGCGTGTGACCCCAGCACCGGTCTAGCATTTCGGCGCGCCAGCGATTTTGACCGCCCCTCCTGGCGAAGCGTAGTCACTCATAGCGGTATTCCTTTTTGGCATGATGCCAGCGGTCGTCCATCTCGGCGGTTATCTTCGAGTGGCACGGCTTGCATAATGCCATAAGGTTATCCTCGTCATGGGTGCCGCCGCGGGAGAGGGGACGGATATGGTGCACCTCCGTTGCCGGAGTGGTCTTGTGGTTCTTCAGACACATCTCGCATAAGGGGTGTTTTCCGATGTACCGGTCCCGGATGCGCTTCCATGCTCTGCCGTATCGTTTCTTGACGACAGGGTTGCGCTCGTACGTGTCATAACGTTTGTCCATTAATTTTTGGTGCTGCTCGCAGTACCGGTTCACGGTCAGCTCCTTGCAGCCGGGGTAGGCACACGGTTTCTTTGGTTTCCAAGGCACAATGTTCATCTCCAGACATAGCAAAAGCCTCCAAAGGATTGCTCCCTCGAAGGCTTCTCTCACACTTTCATGCTATTAGTATACCACGCAAAACAGGCAAATGCGTCCGCGATTTTGGACATCATGTCTTTCCAAACAAAAGGATGGCAAACTTATCCAATGCACGATTCTTCCTTTTGTAGGCAGACGATCGTTCGATGTGAAAATGATCGGCTATGGCATAGACGGCACCCGTTTGTGCATCCTCATCAGCATAGAAGGTTTGTAGTACATATTGCTCGTCACTGCTTAGTTTCTCCCATGCGGGCTGAAACCATGCCATGTACTCCAACGCTTGCCGGTAACGTTCCTTCAGGATGTCGATGTCTGCCAGACCGGAGATGATATGATCTTCTGCAGCATGCGGGTTGCAGGAGTGCGGCAGTCCGTCGAAGCCGGACGGGTGCAGGCTGGTCATGGCTGCATATGCCTGCTTGATGTCTTCACTTGTATTTTCGATGATAAACTGCATGCTGTCGTAATCCCTGATGGCATCGATGGCTCCGCTCCGTTTGTTCAGGTACTTCCAGATAACACTCATAGGCTTCCTCCTCGTAAGCTAGCCCGGACTGCATCAATCAGTGCAGCCTGGGTCTTGTTTTTTTCTTTTAGGGCCTTTAGGATGCGTCCATCGATGGTCCCTTTCGTGATGATATGCTGAATGACCACAGTTCCGGCTGTCTGCCCTTGTCGCCAGAGTCTGGCATTGGTCTGTTGGTACAACTCAAGACTCCATGTTAGTCCAAACCAAACGAGAGTGGAACCGCCTTGTTGCAGATTGAGTCCATGTCCGGCGGATGCCGGATGAATAACCGCAACGGGAATTGCACCGGCATTCCAATCCGCTATATCCTGCGAAGTCTTGATTTCCCGCACGGTAAATCGCTGCCGGATCCGCAACAGGTCATGCCTGAACCAATAAGCCACCAGCACCGGCTTGCCGTTGGCGCTTTCGATGATATCTTCCAGTGCATCCAGCTTCCGGTCATGAATGGAAAGCACCGTCCCGTCATCGGAATAGATCGCACCGTTTGCCATCTGGGAAAGCTTCATCGTGAGGGATGCCGCATTGGCGGCTGTGACATCACCGTCCGGCAGCTGCAGCACCAGCTCTTTCTTCAGTTCTTCGTACCGTTTACGTTCCGCATCAGATAACTGCACTTCATACTGGCTGCTGATGAGTTCCGGCATAGACAGGTGATCCGTGGATTTCATGGAAATAGAAATATCCGATATTTTTCTGTATATCTCGTCCTCTGCTCCCGGCAGCGGCCTGTAGCTGAAAACAACCTGCCCGTTCCGCTTGTCCGAGGTAAAGTAGGTGCTGCGGTACTGCCCGATGAATCTGCCAAGCCGCTTCCCCATATCCAGCAGCTTGAACTCGGCAAATAAATCCATTAGGCCGTTTGAAGAAGGCGTACCTGTCAATCCCACGATCCGTTTTACCTTCGGTCTTGCTTTCATCAGTGCCTTGAACCGCTTGGACTGATAATTTTTGAAGGATGAAAGTTCATCCACAACCACCATGTCAAAATCAAAGGGGATCCCGCTTTTTTCAATCAGCCACTGTACGTTTTCACGGTTGATGATATAAATATCAGCCTGTGCTTTCAGTGCCGACAATCGTTCTGCTTCCGTACCCACTGCCACGGTATATTGCAATCGATGCAGATGATCCCAATGCTGTATTTCATTTGCCCATACGGCTCCCACACGCAGCGGGCATATTACTAAAACGCGATGAACCTCAAAGCTGTCAAATAAAAGGTCCTGGATTGCCGTCAGCGCGATGCTTGTTTTGCCAAGGCCCATATCCAACAGGACTGCAGCCGTCGGATGGCTTTCAATATAAGAAATGGCATATTGCTGATACTCATGTGGCTCGAATTTCATCCAGCATTCCTCCGATCTGATCTGCACTGTCAATAACATAAACTTGAAATCCTAACTTCCGCAGCAGACGATGCCTCGCCAGTTGAAGAGGACGCGGCTTCTTTCCCGGCGCTTTTACTTCCACAAAGGCAATATGTTCGTCAGGTAATAAAACGATGCGATCCGGCATCCCATCAAATCCTGGACTGACAAACTTCAGTGCCATACCGCCTGCTTGTTTTACGGCTACCGCAAGTTTCTGCTCGATTACTTTTTCCCGCATTTCACATACTCCTTCCCACATGTCATCATTGAAAGTCTTCCTATTTTTGTCCTTTTTGTCACACTGTCCTATAGCGTGTACGAATGAAAATATAAATATAAATATAAGTAAAAATATGTATCTATATGTATCTGTTACTATAAGGACACATATACCCATATATTTACATACGGTATAGGGACAGAAAGGACAAAAAGGACAAAAGTCACTGCTCATACATATGTGGATTGACGAGATATGTCTGTGCAGGCGGCCTTCCTTTTCCCGAATAGTTTTTATTTTCCTTCGGGGCAATATAGCCGTAATCCACCAGTTGGGTTAAGACCGGCTGCACATCCTCTGCCTTCTTGAAATTGCGGCAGAGCCTCATAAGGTCCCTGCGTGTAAATTCCGTCATCCTATTGTTCGTGACCACATCCATCACCTTCTTGCTCTGGCTGATAACCGGGTCAGCACCCATCAGCATAAAAGCCGCCCTTGCATGTTCCATAAAGTATTCTCCGATCCGGATGCTGTTTTTCATGGTTTCCCCGTCCACCACAAGCGGATCCGTTGCAGTTAAAAAGCCATGGTTCCTGTATATGGATGCCCGACACAACATGGCTGCGATACGCTGAATGTTGCCTACCAGCTTTCCCGCCCAGTCCACAATGTCCGCGTAGGTTCTGTTTAACTCAGGCTCCAGCCTTTCGGCAAAGGCTTCTATCAGCACATCCGCCTCCTGCGATAAGGTGATGATTTCTTCCCCGTTTTCACATTCATCCTCCAGCAGGTTCCGGATGCACTGCTCATATTCCCGGTACACACCATCAGGAACAGACCGGGAACGGTATTTCCGTTTTCCTACAAAGGATGCCGGAATACAGTACAAAAACCGTGCTGTCAGTCCCCGCCCCCGAAAGATGCCGTTCTGCATCAGGCCGGAAAGGACGCTTGGCTGTACCATAAGCAGCACCGTCAGTGTCGGGTTCATAATGCTTTCACTGTTCCTGCCGATACGGTCCACTCGGATGCTGTCCCCCGAGTAGCCTTTCAGCATAACATCAATATTGACGGTTTTGGAATACGCACCTGCCAGCGTATCAAATATCCCGCCTTCCGTGGATAGGATGGCAGCCCGCCCATTATTATCCGCAAGCACAGACGTCAGCTTTTCTGTGGTAATATCATCCACATACAGTTTCATCGGCTTCATTTCTTTGTATCCGGCAATTTCCTCTGCCATTCTCCGGACCGCTTGTGCATCCGCCTTGCCCTTGGATGCCTGATCCTCCAGCACTTTCTGCCTGCGTTCCAGTATCCGTTTCTGCATTTTGCTGGTTTCGATTGCCGCCGCATTCTGTGTATTCCGTTCTGACTCAAATACGTTTAAAGGCCGTATCATGGCATTTTCGACCGCTGATTTACGTTCGGACGGATTCATGACATTCAGCACAAAAACATTGACAGGCTCTATCCAGTCCGGCTTTGCCCTGATTTTGAATTTTCCCTGCATGCATACGGACAAGATTGCAATGGCTGCGGTAGCCGCCATATCAACCGGTGTCTGTGTGCTTTCCGAGAGTGCTGTCACATAATCACCGACCGCCTTTGGCAGGGCATCCAGTGGGAAAGGCGGCAGATGGTACTCATCAAAGGGAATGGGCATCTCCCACTCCGGTTCTTTGTTGTATTCCTCCGGTGAAACATATCCACTCTGCTTTGCCAGATCCCTGCCAAACTTCAAGGCACTGTCCCAGATGGTATCCAGTTCTTCCTGTGCTAACGGGGGTGTACATCTTTGCGATTTCTCGATAAAAATATGATGCGCCTCTTCTGTGCCGCCATACCGCTTGACGATTTTTCCCGCAAACCGGCTCATGCTTTTATTACGGGAACCTTCTGTAATAGTTTCCCTGCCAAAATGAGAGAAGGCTTTTTCGTCTAAAAATTCATCTATGGTTCGGTTTCCTTCATGCCATATAATATTTCCGGACTGACAGCCATACATAAACCGTGCCGCATCTGTCGCCCCATTATCAAAAAAGGGTGCCGCCGCATATATACGCTTTTTTAATGCTGAACAATCTTCCGCACTAACAGTCGGTTGATGGGGAAAATAGACATGATGCCGCGGTCTGGCTGACTTTTTCCCTTTTACCTTTCCGTCATGGCGGCTGGGAACAACGACAAAAGAAACATCCGTGAAAATATTTTGATACATGTCAGGATATATCCAGTCTTTGGGATGATCCGAGTGATCGTTGTCACAGTCCATAACGTCCACGTTCCCTGCAATATAATCAGCATTGGAGCGATGGGAATTTTTATATTCCGCACTGACATGGTCACGGCATATAGCAGCCTTAAAATCTTCCTCATTTTCTATGTCAGCTTGATTCGGGTAGATGCTGTTCTTGGCATTGCCCGCACAATTTGCCGTATATAACGTAAACTTCATCGGACCGTCTCCTTTAAATCGCTGCCAAAGTAACGCAGTTTGTAATTCTTCCTTTTGGCTCTCCTGATTTCGGCATCCATTCCCGCCGATATGATATCTCCAAATACCCACACCTCACTGCAGTGGCTCATCAGTACATTGCCAAAGTGCAGACCCAGTTCACGTTCCGTTATATTGGTGTCATCAAGGAACTGCGGAAACAATAAGTGTGGGGCAATAGGGATATACCCCTGCTCCACCGCAAAGCGGCTGTATCGTCTTGCATTGGCAATGTTTCCGGACACATCTCCTGAAAACGGAGAGCATACATAGATCATGGGCCTGTATGCTCTTGCCGCCTTCACTTTCTGTTCTATATGGGATAAGGCTTCGTAGGTGGTCGGATCAGGATACCCTTCACTATTACGTCTGCTCACACCCACCATGTTTACCTCCCGCCAGCTTTTTGCCGCAGCTGTCACACAACACCGATGTACCGAAAAGATCAACCTTGCCATCGGCAAATACCTCCGCCAGGTCAACCTGCACCTCCGAGCCACAATGCGGACAGCGGCAGAATACATTCTCATCATTGATTTCAATGGAAATCCCTACCGTATCATTCAGCTTCTCTTTTACATAAAACATCGTATCGGTCCCCCTCTAATTGGTTAAACACTTTTGCATTCGCATGAAAGCAATCAGAAATTCCGGCCTGAAAAGGCCATATTCTGCAGATTCAATCCACACTTTCCCATCCTCATCTTTCGATATAACAAGTCCGGCATCAGCCAATGATTCATGAAACTCACGCAGTTCGTCATGTTGTGGACAAAGACGTGATATGAAATCACGAAAATCAGGAACCTCGTCCTCTGGAATATACTTATTCATAAAAATACCGCCTTTCCTAAAAGTAGGGTTTTGCCCTCTGCTAGTAAAAGGACAAAACCCTACTTTTTAAGAACCGTATGCTTAATCTTTTTTGTAGAAGCTGCATTCATACCCGTCTGCCCGAAGAAGAAGTCCGCTGATCCATGGCGGCGTTCTGCCCATCTGCTCACAGATGGATTCAAGGGATACATTCATGCTGCACTCTATGATCAGCTCATCATGGACATGACCGCAGATAAAATAGTGGGATAATGTCCGCATAGCATAGGCAAGAATATCCCGGCTGATTGCCTGGACAATGTTTTCCACAAACTTTGGGCCGTAGCTTTCAATCCGTTCCCATTTTTTGGTGCCGCCAACGCCCTCATAGGTAACGGCTTCTCCGCCGAAACGGTTCTCTCCCATGCGCGGCTTCACATAGGACAGATGTCTGCCGCTTGGCAACTGGATAAACAGCATCCCACTCTGATAGACAAAGCGGATGCCATGCGTTTCAGTCGGCACATGCCGTTGGACCGTATCTTTAACGCACCTGTCCACATTCCACCAGAACCGTACGATATTCGGATTGGCTGCCCGCCATGAATCCACCAGTGGCTGAAGCTCTTTTTCTGCAAGTCCCATATCCAACGCACCCATTGCTTTCAAAGCACCGACCGATCCGCCGTATCCACAGTTGTGGACGAGTTTCCCCGATACGGTAAAACGATGATGCTGTCCGGCATTTCGTATGTCATAAAGTCGAGCCGTGCGCGTATTAGATGCTAGTTCTTTCTCTTTTCGAACACTGCAAGTTCTGCTGACGCAATAATCTCGTCCCGACTCATCCCATGAGTCAGCTTTTTTGTGACTACCATTCCCGGTTTGTAGGAGATGTGCGCCGCAGGTGGCGGCTATTCCAAACTGTACAGGCTGCGATGTCCCTTCGACCCATACAAAGTGATCCGCTGTTGCTCTAAGCCCATCATACTCAATAACCTCTCTTTCTCCCTTATAGATAACGCCATCATGCTGTACCCAATTTTCTCCATCCCATAGCAATTGGCTTTTTGTGACATCTTCAATCGGCACAAGACCTTGATTTGTCAGAACGAGTTCTCCTTCTGCAATACAGGCCAATTCCGCTATCTTTCCTTTTTGCCTGAGATGCCCGTTCACACCGTGCTTTTCCACAAGCACCCCAAACATCTTACTTGCAGTCGAGCAATAAATATCTTCGCCTTCCTCAAATGCTTTTGACTTCCATTTTTCACCTGCCAGGAAGGACAGCACTCTTGCTTCAATAGCCGAAAAGTCTGCCACGATGAATTTCATGCCGTCTCTCGGCACAAAGGCCGTGCGGATAAGCTGTGACAGTGTATCCGGAATGTCATCATATAGCAATTCCATGGCATCATAATCGCCACACTGTACCAGACTGCGGGCCTGTTCCAAATCCGGCATATGGTTCTGGGGCAGATTTTGCAGCTGAATCATTCTGCCCGCCCATCGGCCACTGCGGTTAGCTCCGTAGAACTGAAACATCCCTCTGGCCCTGCCGTCCGCACAGGCGGCATGCTGCATCGCCTGATACTTTTTGACGGATGACTTGGCAAGCTGCTGACGAAGAATTAACACATCGGCAATTGCCTGTGGAGTTGTTTTCACAGCCTGTGCCACTTCCTTTTTTCCAAGGCTGTCCATTGCCATCCCGTGATCTGCCAACCATTGCTTCATCTGAACCACGGAGTTTGGATTATCAAGGTTGGTCAGTTTCTGAATTTTTTCTACCAGTACGGCCTTGGATTTTGCATCAAACGCAATCGCATGGATAACCAGGTTCCTATCAAGGTCAATCCCCCGGTCATTGATTTTCTGGTCAAGGTGGTATTCGTCCCACACAAAATCCGGTACGGGATAGTTCTTCAGCCGCTCCTGTATAGACCTTTCTACTTCCACATCGCGTTTATTATAGACTTTGAATAAACTCCACTTTTCTGCATCATGCTCCGGCAGATTACGTGTTCTGCCGCCATTGACCTTAGTTGGTTTGCAGGGAATACAAAAATAGCGGATGAGATCTTTTCCTTCCTTTACTTTCTGCTCATCCAATCCCAGTACCGCTCCCGTCCCGGCAAGGGATAAGGGCAGTCCCATATATGCCGCCCATATCATGGAGCATTTCCATGCAGACGGGTCAAGGTAATCTCCGACCGTATCTTCGTTAATGCTGTAGCTATGGAAATATGCCGGATAGTTCCCTTGCAGCCATACCGACAGACAGATTCTTTCAAAAGAACAGTTAAAGCTCCATTTTGTAACCTTATCATTGGTTAGTGCCTCTATAATGTTCTGGGGGATCTTCTCACCGCAGGCAAGGTCAACCACCTGTACTTCACCGCCATCTACACTGTATCCAAACAGCAAAATTTCAAAATTGAGCGACTGGGCATAACGGTACACACCACATTTACCCAAATCTATATCTGAGTAAGTTTCTAAATCCACATTAATACACCTCATCTATGCGCAGCCTCTCTTCTAAAAGTTTTGTTTTTAATAATTCTACTGATTGCTGAATATGAATGCTCATACATATCCGCCAGTTCAGAAACGGTCACTCCATGCTTATAAAGATGACGTATGTTCTGCACATCTATTTCAGTTAATTTTTTGAAATGCTTGATTTCTTTTTTTATTGCATCGGTGCAATTCGGAAAATTCAAATACGCATAGTTCCCAAAAAACATTCTTGCAGCATGGTCATATGCCTTTGCAGCAGTTTCTGGATCATCATAGAGTCCAAGATAAATTGATTCTCCATCATACCCTATCTGCGCTTGCCATCTTCCATCCGAAGTAAGACATATCCCCTTATAATCATTCTTTCCATTTGATTGTTTCCCACGATTCATAGTGTTTTGCTGATTGTTACATATTCTCAGATTACTTTTACGATTATCCAATTTGTTATGGTTAATATGGTCTACTATGTCAGAGCCAATGGCACCAACAATAAAGCGATGCAATAGTATTTGATTTTTTCCGGTCCCATGTGTTGCATAACCATGTTTGCCTACTGACCACTGATACTTTGAAATCCTATCAACGCAATCGCTATCTATCAAAATTGTACTGTTTGCACACTTTAACTCTGCATTGCCATTGTCGTAGACAAGATAAATATTCTTTGTTGCCATCATCCATGTTCTCCTTTCAAAAAGAGGACGGCGCTAAATTGTGCCGTCCTCCCATATATTTCTGTGCTAATGGATTAGCCGAGAAAATCATCATCAGCATCGGTTGCAAAATCATCCTCGGCACGGCTTTTCCCACCTAACGGTTCTCCGTCCTTAATCTTCTGCAGGTTATTCAAGCCGCAGGCGATACCCTTATTGCCATTAGAATTGAATGCATAGAAATTGATGGAAGCACGACCATATACGCCACTGTACACTTCACTGCGTTCGATAATAGGCTGGCACCCTGCGTCTACAATGCCAGGGGCGGATGTACTGTTGGCATTGATAAAGTAGCTGTTGGCATAGGCTGCATCATCAGGTCGTTCTATATCTCCATTACGAAGCGGAGTCTTTAGAACGGAAAGTGCAGGCACGGTCTTGCCGTTTCCTTTCAGCTTGGATTCTCCTTCCTCATACGCTGCCTGGATAGCCGCCTTAATCTTGTTGACGGTTACGGTATCGTCTTTCGGAATGATAAGGCTCACACTATATTTTGGTGTGCCGCCATTAATTGATTTTGGTTCCCAGGCATTGCAATAGCTCCATCTTGTATTGATACCGGTAATCACTTTTGTCAGATTCACATATTTTTTTGACATATTAGTTGTCCTCCTTAAAATCGTTAGCTGCCGTATGTATAGCCGGACGTTTATCCGACATCGGCACTAAGGTTGGCTTGCCCTGCGGCTTTTCAATGAAACCCGAGAGCATGTCTTCAAATTTTGTTTTGCCGAGCAGTTTTGTCATAGCCGTAATGCCCAGCACCTTGTGCTCATACGGGTCAAATCCGGCTTTTTCAACAGTTTCCGCCACAGCATGTTCATTCACATATTTCCGGTTGGAACGTCCCTCGACAATTTTCCAGTCATGCCATTCCTTGCCGCTGACCGCCTGTTGCAACGCATATTCCTTTACATCGCTGGCCCAGGATACCAGTGCATCTGCTTTGGAAAGAATAGCTTCTATCTCCTCATCTCCCAGAGTGGATGGCATTGCAAAATCATATCGGGCCAATTCCAGGTTATATTCTGCCCGCTTCCGGCAGGTAGCTTTTACATTGCAGAACCGGCAATGCTCCCCGGCCTTAAACTCACCTTTACCTTGAGCCGCCAGTTCTGCCGTCGGCTTCAGCGTATCGTCAGCCCAGGAGAGCAGTTCTTCCTTGGGGATGGTATAAGTGCTGATGTTTTCGCGGCGCGGCTGGAAGATAGTCATGGACACCTGTTTGATATCATAGATGCCATCAAATAAGTCCAGTGCACCGAGTGCATAACACATCAGTTGTGGATTCCGCTTCGCTTCTACTAAAATTCCCACCCCAAACTTCATATCCGTAATCGAAAGCACTCCGTCTGCCACGATCACGCAGTCACCGGTACCAAAACCCTGCGGTACCCATCGAGAGAAATCCAGTCGCTGTTCAACCAGCACCATCGGGTCTTTACATTTTCCTTTTACCGCCGCAAGCTGCTCCATTACATACTGGACATACATATCCGCACAGTCTGCCATTTCCTCATTGAAGTACGTAAGATTTTCCGTGGGATCTGCTGACTTCTGCCCCAGTGCTGTTTTCAGCTTGTACTCACAAAGGCTGTGGGCATCCGTTCCCTGTATTGCAAACTCACTGGTGGTATCGCCCGCTTTGGAACACAGCAAGGCCGAGGGTGGACATTGTAACCACCTATGACTGGATGAGGCTGATAAGACTGCGTGTTTATCCGGCATTGCCAAGTACCTCCACTTCCGCAAGCAAGGCCTTGTATTCTACCGGGTTTACATCGGACAGCCTTCCCACACCATGTTGATTAATGATTGCCTTGACCTGTGCGGTATAGCCTTGGCGGGCCTTATCTGCACAAACAGCCCTGACATCTTCAAGCGTGAGTTCCTTTTCTTTCTGTACTCCGGCTTTAGGATCCCTGACTGCTTTTTTCTTAACATCAGCCTTTTTTGCAGGCGATTTTTCTGCATCCGCACCGCTGAAAATATCAGCCAGTTCCCCTGAAATACCGACCAATGTTTCACCACATTTTTTGAGCTCATCAATGAGCATGGATAATTCGTGTTCTTTTCCCATTGGGATTGTCTCCTTCCCTCTTCACTGTTTCAGTTGTACTGACTGCCGAAAACCGGTCAGCGATTCGCCGTGACACTACGCTGATGGCAATAAGCACATCAGATAACTCACGGTCGAGTTCCTGACGATCATTTGCTTTTGTGCCTGATCTGCATCGGATTGTCATGTTTGACACCGTCCCTTCCGAGTGGCTTTTCTGCCCCTCTGCAAGTAAAAGGACATCTGCAGACGTTTTAAGAACCATAATTTCTAAAAAATATAAAAGCCTGTTCCATCACATGCTGCTGTGGTAGAACAGGCGGAGATTTGCTTCTTATTTAAAATTACTCATTTGGGTCTTTATCTTCAGTAAAATCCGGTGTTTGCGCTTGTTAACACCTTTCTGGCTCATGCCGATGGCCCGCCCGATTTCGGCTTCGCTATGACCGGTGCCATACATATCCATAATGGTACGGTCAATTTCTTCCAACCCGTCCAACACCTTGTGCAGTTCGTCAATCAGCATTTTCTTCATAACATCCGCTTCAAGGTCGGAAGTATCAGCAACTTCGTATTCAGTGTTATTGAATAATTCGTCCAAGGAAACCGACCGTTTCTGCCACTCCTTACACCTTTCCTTATTTGCAACATCATCCACCTCGCATGATACCGTCTTGCTCAAACGCTGTTCACGCTTATTCTCACGCCAAAGTGGACGCATATATTCATAATATTGTTTTTTGGTTGCTGGAACCATAATAACTTTCTTCGGTTCATTTCCAATTTTCGTCCAAACTACATCCGCCGGATCAATGCCGAAATCTCGGATGGTTTCCGCTGTTACCTCCATGGGAATGTAATACTGCCTGTTTTCACTGTTTGTCTGTAGATTTTCGTTTTTTTTCAT